ATCTTGCACATAATGTCATGGCATTCAAGCGATGTAAGTTTTCGACCCTGAGCTTTTCTAAACACTTCAGTTAAAAAGACAAACAAATTCTCAAGAGGTACTGGGCCACTTGCTCGGCCCCCAAAGGTCTTCAGACGGGCTCCAGCGGGTCGTAAACGGCTTGTGTTCCATTTAGGATAATAACCTTCATAAAGGTAGTCAATCATGTGCCTTACTGAGATTGCCCAACCTTCTTTACTGTCTGGTACAATGATCTCTGGTTGATCACCCTCAATCTTAAAACCAACAACTGGTAGTTGACTTATATACTTATTTTCAACACTATAACCAACACCAGTACCGCACATCAATATGTACATAGTTTCATCGAATGCACGAGGATTATCGACAACTAAGTACGCACAATTATAACCGGCAACATGAGTTCTGTCAAGAGCTGGACCAGCGGTCATTAAACACCGCATACTAGGCATTACCTCAAGTTGACCAATAGCGTTGATCAATTCAGCATATAAATACTCAGGAATTGCGTACTTATATTTTTCATAAAGATAAATACCCATCCAATGACCATAACGGTTTACAACTTCTTCCCAATTTTCTCGTCGCTGTTCTTTATCTAACCATCGGCTGTAGCGACTATATCCTATAAATTTTTGATAGTCATTCATCAAAGTTTATAAACTTCCAATCTGCAAACCCCTCTGGATCATACCTCGTTATTTTATTCATAGCTCTTTGTAGAGACTTTGCTTTATTTTTCTTAGAAAAGCACTTAACAGTTTTATTGTTTAGTGCATCAAACAATCTTTGATGGTAAAACAAACCATTTAAACTATATCGACCAAATGTAAGACTATGATCAAAATGTTTGAAGTAATCTTTAGCATTTTGAAAATGTACACCAACCAATAAAATTTTCATCATTAGTATATTGAGGATCGGGAGCTTCATCTGGTAATATAAGTTGCCAATATCCAGGAACTTTAGGTAAACCTAATTTATATGGGTGAAAAATATCATAATCTTTAGGTTCAAGTTCAAGAAGTGCATCCACAACTGCACCACCCATAAGTACTGAACCAGTAGGGGCCTCTGATAACAGTTGAGACCACAATTGAGTATTACTCATCTTCATAATATCCATCTAGAATTTTCTGAAATTCTTCGCCTTTATTTTTCTTACTAGGTATCACACGTTGACGATAAATAGGTTCTCTCAAATCTCGTGCAATGTGATTACGCCTTCGAACAGCTCGACGATTTTTTTCATCAAAACTGTTGATACCTTTCCTGGACATCTTCTTCCCAATATCTTGAGTGACGCTTTGCAAGTTCTATGTCACGTTCTGGATAATTATGTTTACGTAATTGTTCTTCAAATGTAATTGTTTCATCAAGAACTGCTGGAAAACCATATAGCCAACCAGAAGGTGGATCGACAATTTTAACCTTCATAGTGTGATGATTTTAAGTCCAAGAGCCGTTGCCGTCGCAATTTCAGCAGCAGTACCACGGCTGAGATGCCATTCTGGAAGTAAAGCGATTGCATCTGCATGTTTACATATGTACTCAAGGTCATCAAATAAAAGTTTTCGTACATCTGTTTTAGGTTCTTCCAAACCCGTTGGATAGTCATCTGGATTAATCCCATACTTTTCTCTATCGTTCTCAGCGGGACTAAAGACATAATGTCCTTCACGTCTAAGTGTGTACGCAGCGGTGTCAAAGGCCCTAAAGTTAAGATTAGGGTAGCCTCTCATGGGACCAGCAAGATAGATGTTCATGACTGTTCCTTTCGACTTTCTTCAAGGAGTTCGGCTCGGGCAAGAGCGTTCCATGCAACATGATAGCTGTGAGGAAGTCCCGACTCAGCGTCATAAATCTCCCCCTTTGCTTCAGCGATAAGGTGGCGAACCAACGCATCGGTGTACCTATCCACCCCATCTGGTACATGACGCCACCCTTTCCAGGCGTATTTAGTTGCACCAAAAGCACTGACTGAAGCAACTCCGATAATTGCCTGAGGAAAGTATCCGATGGCCCCTCGAAAGGTGGGACTTTTTCCTTGATCATATTTAACTGCTCCATCGGTCAAAGTACTAACCTTTCAAGTGGTGGTGGGCCAACTTTAATACTTTCAACTCCAGCGGCAAAAAGTTTTTCTTGACAATTCTTGCAAACCCAAGTGTGGCCTTCAATGTACGCTCTAGCACCCTTGGCATGATTACCGGCAGCCCTTAATGCTTGCTCCTCGGCATGGCCTTGTTGATCACAAATTGTAGAACATTTAGTGTAATCTTCCCCCGGTTCTCTGGGGCATTCTTTTTGTGGATTAAGACAACTATTACTACCGTAAAACCTATAACCTTCTGGTGTAATAATAGTACAAATTACTGTTTGTTTAGCACATGGTCCCATTAGATTTCTTCCATATCTAGTTCAAGACATTCATCAAAGAACCTGTCAAATACTTGTTCAACAGTAACATTAATCAACAGAATTAGTTCTTCGGGTGTAAAGCGATCACAAAGCAACACCCTACGTTCCTCTACGAGATCAGGGTCCAGCATCAGGCTTTTTGCCTCTTACCTGTTGACCAAGCTCCGCATGATTGGCATTGAAGTCGTTGAGTTTTAAAAAACTTTGACCGTCGATACCCACGAGACTGAACATGTAAAGAACCACATGCTCCGCAGGAACCAGCCTCACCGTCCAAGGTTGGGTGATTATCAATGAATGGTAGAATTCGGTTGTAAAGGGCGACAAGGACTTTGACATCTTGGACACAATATTTCTCCATTCGTTTCTGAGCTTTAGAATCACCTTCAAGAACTAGACGCCAAAGCCTAAAACCCTCATGCTTCATCTTGCCACCAACATTAAGAAGAGGTCCAATATATGCGAGCCTGTTCATAACAAACCCAAACTTCTTTACGACTTTGATAAGGTCAATGGAAGTTGGAGGGGCAGGAGGAGTAAGACCAGCAAGAATAATGGACCCTCGTAGTTTAGGTAGGTCGTACTTATCACCATTATAAGTAACGACAGCATCGCACTCATTAAGAAGACTAAGAGCGGCTTGAGCCATACCATATTGTCCATCTTCCCATTCACTGAAGAACATGTACTCTTTTGAACCATGCCAATGTGCACAAAAACATAAAAGCCCACCAGCATCAACCAACTGGTCCGGAGAAATGTTTTCGTCGTACATCCTCCAGACATAGGCAAGTGCTGGTTTCCACTCGATATCTATCGCCAATACTTTACTTATTGAACCAATCCTCCGGTATTGTACCATTCGCCCAAATGAAACCATTACGTTCGGCCCATTGAGCGTGGGTCTGTTTTGACCCCGGTATCTTTTTATCTGCGTTCATAAAAACAAACCTGATATCTATTTCAGGATGTTGTTGTTTTACGGCGAGCATCTTAGCTTTACTTTCACGATCTAAAAGCCCCTTGGCTTCAATAAAAAATCCGTGATCAATCATTTCAAAATCAGGGTTGTATTCACGGTTAAGCACGTAGGGGATTTTAGTTGACTCGTAGTTGAACCTCAACCCACGAGATTTCATGTTAGCGACTAAGGTTCGCTCAAAGCCGCTTTTTAGGGCCATTAGAAGGGCAATTCTTCCTCATCATCACCAACGTATTCTTCAACAAGTTCAGCAACCTTTAGGAGGGTAAGCGGCATAACCAAGACCGGAATCGCCCCATCTTTCGTGTCCTTCATAACCGCAACATGTTGAGTTGTAAAGATCAAAAAACCTGTGGCCGGATACGCGTCCCCATTAACGTCCTCAAGAACATAATTGTTCTGAGGAAGTTTTTGTTCGGTGTCTTGCTTCCCACCCTGGATCGCCCCAAAGGGCATTACATTGTCGTTCATTCGTTCTCCTTTAGAATGAGACTTCTCGTACTTGTGGCTCTTTGACCACTTTTGTTAGAAACTTTGGCCTAGAAGCGTACAAAAAAGTACGTAAACCAAGACCATCATTACTGTCTGCCCAACATCTATTTTTAAATGGACAGTATGAACAATTAACACCAAGGGACCTATTACCAGATTTTCCCTCCTCCTCATCACTATAGCAGCGTTCAGGTTCGGTTGGTTGTTCGACTATACTTTTAATATACTCTATTCTTGATTTAATGTCAAAGACTTTTAGTTCTTCTTTTGAAAACTTAAGGTGAGCAATGTGACCATTTTGTTTGTCAACCGCCAGAAATGCTCCATCGGTGTCACGGGCTTCACAGTATCCTGCAAGTTGTTCGACGTACCCAAATGGGTCGTTCTCTGCAAGAGAGCCATCCTCGAACTTCCGAAATGAGTGTGTGGAAGCGGACTTGACATCTACTGTTGTTCCGTCGATGTCGGCGTCGATATGGCCTGTAATGCCTTGGAGATTGACCTCATCTTGAAGAGCCGTAACGCTGTGGCCTGATAATGTGGCCAGGAATAAAACGAGTTGTTCAATGATGTCACCGAACATGAATTTAATAAGTGTTGGTGCAGTGAAGGTCTCATCCGAACCATAACGTTTTTCGTACCAAAGTTGTCGTGCACCCTTTCCTATATTTGACATACGAAGAGTGAAGTCTCGTTTGTCGTCATTCTTAGTCGATCTGAGACGTTTAACTATGAGATCACTGAGAGCCTTACTAAACATGGTTGCTTGGTCCTCAGTGATCT